GCTGGGGTTGGTGGCGGCGTAGCGGCTGGTATCGGTCGGGTGGACGTGGTCGGGGCGTGCATATGTCGTCAGCGTGCCGATGGCGGCGGCGCCGTCCATCAGCGGGGTGGTGATGGTATTGATGGTGGGCGGTGCGGTGCCGTTGCTGGCCGCTGTGATCCGGCCTTTAGCGTCCACCGTCAGGGCGGTGTAGGTGTAGCTGTTGGCGGCAACGCCGGTCGTCGTCAGCGTTGGCGCGGGATAGGTGCCTGTGAGGTCACCGCTTGCAGCGCCCGAGGGCGGCAGCGAGGTCGGCGTGGCGGCTACCGAGATCGTGCCGCTGGCGACCGAGATATTGGACCCAACGATGACGCCACCGAGGGCTAGCGTGGTTGCGGGTGAGACGGCAAGCGTGCCGGCGAGCGTAATGGTGCCGCCAGCAACGGTATTTGCCGTCAGGCCGGTGCCTGCGGTTACGCCGGTCACCGTGCCGCTGCCGGTGCCTGCCGCAGCCGAGATTACGCCGCTGCCGTCGATAGTAATGCCCGAGCCGGCGATGACCCCGCCGAGGGCGAGCGTGGTGGCCGGCTTCACCGACAGCGTTTGCGTTGCGCGCTGTAGGCCCGCACCGATCAATATAGCCCCGGTGGCGCTGTCGATCGTGAGCACGCCCGCGTTTGATACCGTGCCGCCTGCGGTGATCGTGCCGCCAGGCGTGATAGTGATGCCGCTGCCCTGGACTACGCTGGTTACCGTGCCGGTGCCAGAATTGGCCACCGAGATCGTGCCGCCAGCGTTGATCGCGACATTCGTGCCCGCGATGATGCCACCGAGGGCGAGGGTGGTTGCTGGGGCAATCGCGATGGTGCCATTCGATGGCGAGGTCAAGCCGGTGCCAGCCAGCAGCCCGACCGTGCCGGTGGTGGTAATCGTGCCACCCGAAAGCACGCCGGCCGCTGTGATGGTGGTGACGCCGCCAGGCGGGATCGTGGCCAGCGCGGATTGCACGAAGGCCGTGGTGGCAATCTTGGTCGTGCTATCGCTGGCGGGTGTGACGGTCGGCGCGGTTGGTGTTCCGGTCAGGGCCGCATTGAGCACTGGTGCCCGCGAAGTATCGGACGGATGAACGTGGTTGCCGCGCGAAGTGGTTGCGGACGATCCGGCCGAGGCAACGCCGTCCATGGCCGGGGCGGCGGACTCATATACGATGGCGCCGTTGGCGTAGGTGGCGATCTCGGCGATGGTCGCGGCATACGCAGTAGTGGACGCAGAGCGCGCCATCGGCACCTTGTCGGTTGCCGTCAACGTGCCGGGATCGGCGCCTGCCGAGATTTTCGTGTCTGCCACTAACTATCCCCAGATCCAGTGTCCGGTGCCGGCTTCGATTTCCCAGTCGCCACTCGCGTCTTCCAGCAGCATGCCGACGACCGCTGCGGACGACGTGCCCACGGCGATGTGCCCTGGCGCGGGGAAGGCAGGATCGAGCCACGGTCGCCCACTGCCGGGATCGCTGGGCGGCAGGAACAGCAGGTTGCATTGCGCCCACATCGAGCAGAGCTGGGCGATCGGCACCAGCAGCGCATCGCTGGCAATACGGGCCGCGCGCTCGGTATCGAGCGCCTGCGTCAAGGCGTTATCGCCCGCGATGCGGGCTGCCGTTTCGGCGTTATCGGCGGCGATGCGTTGCGTCGTCTCGATGGTGAGTGCGGCTTGCAGCGCGTTGTCCGCGGCGATGCGCGCGATGCGCTCCGCTGCCAGTGCCGTCACGAGGGACGCGGTATCGACCGGCGGCGGCTCTGCTCCACCCGTGCGGATATACAGCCGCTCGAAATAGGCCCGCCATACCGGCGTCAGATTGCCGGCCTCATCGGTGATCGAGGATGATGTCGGAAACTGGAGATGGCCGGGAACGTGCGACATCAGCTGCCCGTGGCCATCCAGTAGAATGGGATGTCCTGGCTGACGTATTCGCTGGGCGACCCAGCCGCGTAGCAATAGACATCGGCCCCGGAAGCGGTGAGGCCCGTAACGATGAAGCTGAGTGAGACGTAGCCGCTGCCTACCCATGCCCTAGATGAGGATGTGCATACCATGGCGGTGCAGGTGCTTGGGAAAGCCGATGGGAACGTGACGTGGACGTGTCCCCCGGCGGTGAAGGGGATGGTGGCGGTGCCGCCCAGAATCTTCGGAACGCCCGCGAGGCCGCTGATCTGGCTTTGCAGGTTGTTGTCGCCGGCAATCCTCGCGTTGGTTTCCGTCGTGTCGGCATTGGCCCGCGCCGTCGCTTCGGCGGTGTCGGCATTGGCGCGGGCCGTGGCCTCGGCGTTGTCGCCGGCAATGCGGGCATTTGCCTCGGCACTATCAGCATTGGCGCGGGCGGCGGCCTCGGCGTTGACCAGTCCGCTGACGCCCAGCAGGTTGAGCGCATCGGCGATGGTGGGGGCCGAGACGACCGGATACATCGCGGCCGAGATGACGGTGCTGGACGGCTGGTCCCAGACGAGATTCCCGGAGGAATCGCGGAGCACCAGTCTGTATTGGCCGTCGCCATACACGACGCATCGGCCAGCCGCGTCGAGGATGATGGGGTTGGTGTTCTGCGCCGTCTGGCCGGAGTTCGACCAGGTCAGCTTGGGCGTGGTGGTGCCTGGCACATAGGTTTCGATCGTGCCGCCCGCATAGGGGTGGCCGTTGGCATCGCAGAATTGCGGTTCGGGGTTGGGGAGCAGAATGGCGGTCACGACGACGCCACCGTCGCGTCAACCCAGGCGCCGAGCAGCGCGGTGTCCATTGGCACCGACCAGCTCAACTCCCACACCCGATCGCGCGCCATGCCCAGGCGCTGAAATTGCAAACTAGTCCGATACTCACCCACGTCGCCGATCGGCTGAAGCACCGGGTTGCCGAAGCTGTGGCCCCGGTCATCGCTCCACCGCAGGCTGATCTCGCGGATCACGCCGAAATCCGTTCGCCCGGTGTCCATGTCGGCGAGGAACTGGCGATAGAACACCCGCTTGCCATCGGCGAGCATATGCGGGAACGAGCGCAGCCGCTTGATCGGGGCGCCGTTGTCGGTGAACACGGCGTTATCGAGGGTATAGATATTGCCGTTCTGCCAGTCACCGATGAGGAGGAGTTGGCCATAGGCCGGGGCTGAACAATTCGCCCGGTGCCGGTGCTCGACGCCGTTGCTGTCGATCCAGGCCCATTCGTGCCACAGGCCGGTCGTGGCATCGTAAACCCAGGTTTTGTCGGCGGTCGGGAAGGTCAGCACGTAGAAGCTGTGGCCGGCGATCTGGTAGGTCATGCCGATGGCGTCATCGATCCGCGGGTATTCCTGAAATGCCGCCTCGATCGCGTAGGTGGACACCCGTTTGGTCTGGTAGCCCGACCCCTGCACCACGAAGCCGTGGCCCTGGCGGTCGGAGGTGAGCCAGAAACAGGAATTATCGTATCCGGCCGGCGAGTATTTCGCGATGGTGCCATGATCCACAAACACGGATTGGACCGGGGCAAACTGGCTCGACCCCGCCCCTGTATCGGTCGCCCCCGTATCATACCAGATTTCGGTGGTGACGGTGCCGATAAGCCAGATCTCGCGTTTGACCACGAGGTGGGTGGCGAGGTTGTCGGTGTATGCGGACTTGTTGGCGAAATCCAGTGGGTCGAATTCGATTGACAGCGACTGCGTCCAGTAGAGCTGCGGCGTGCCGGGTTTGTTAAATATCAGGAACGTATCCAGATAGCTGACGTGGTCGGCGCCGACGAAGGCGCCGGTGGGATCGGATAGCGGGGCGAATGCGTTGGTAGCCAGGTCCACGGTCCAGCCGCCCGAGGTGCCATCCACGATCACCAGGGTCAGCGTGTTGTCCGCCATTGAAACCGGCGTGACCAGCCCCGCGGTGATCGATCCTAGGAGATCGCCGCCTCCGGTGGCGTTCAGGTAATAGACACCACTCCCGGAGACGACATAAACGGAGCCATTGCTGGCCGGTTTGATGCCCCGGATAGGGCCTGGGCCAACGACGGCAGCGAGGACGGAGCCTGGGGTAGGATAGTTGGCCACCTTGGCGGGCTCGCCGAGCGCCTCGGGCAGGGGCTCCCCGTAGAGGTTCAAGCTGCGCTGGGCGGCCGCGACCACGCTGCGGGCCTCGTAGGCGCCGCCGCTCAGGGCTACCTTCGTCACGGCGAGCGGCCTTTGGATACGTCTTCTTGCAGCCGTTGCAGCACGACACCCTGGCTTTGCTGGGTAGCCTGGAGATCGGCCATGCGCTGTTGCAACATCAGAAGGCCGTCCAGGATCTTGTCGGCCCGCGCCGTCAGCCCCGCGACTTTCTCGGCGGTAGCCTGCACCGGGCCGCTGCCGCGCGTTTCCAGTGCGTCGAGGCGGATGTCGTGGGTTTCGATCTGATGCCGCATGGCGCCTATCTGGCTCCCGAAGGTGAAGACATAGACGCCAACCGATGCGACCGCGCCGATGACGCCGATGGTGAGCCATGACGGGCGCTTGGGCGGTTCATCGGCCATCTCATAGCGTCCTCCCCGCCGTCAGCAGGGCGGCCCAGATCAGGCCGATGACGAGGTAGTAGAGGGCGCGGTCGGAGATCATTGTCGGTAGACCGGCAGGCCCACGAACCGCCCGCCGAGCAGGATATCGAGCAATATGAGCACCAGGATCAGTGCCAGGATGACCTGGGCGATGAGCGCGAAAGGCGGCGGCAGCGGGATCAGTGTGATGACGTAATAGATCACGCCGAACACCAGGCAAATGATCAGGAGCGAGATAAGGGTGCTGATCATTGTTCATAGGTCCGCCGATGCGGTGAAGCTGCCGATCAGAGACGAGTTGCCGGTTGCTATGAGAGTTGAGAATAGCTGAAAGCCAAGGGCGCTGATGCCAACGACACTGCCAACGGTATTGGTTTGCGTGGTGAATGTCGGCGTGACGGTTGCTGGGGGCGCTCTCATCGGAGTCGGGAATGGTATCCATATTGCACCGGCCGACCCGGCCAGGTCGTATGTGTTCAACAGCAGAGAACTCGTGCAGAAAAACCGCTGGCATTGTTGCAGTTGCAAAACGGGGTCCAGCTTTTCCAATGGCGTGGCGACGGTCCCGACCTCACACTGCACGCCCCAGAGGTTGAAGACGCCAGCCTGGACAGGGACGCCGCCTGACCCGGTGGCGTTGCTGCTGCCTGCACTGAACCAAAACGCCATAGTGGTGCAATCGTTGTTGTTGGTGCCTAGCGTCTTGCCAGCAACACTGGGAATGGCAAAGGTCAGACTGTAGCGTGCAAATGTCCCCGCACTGCTACTGAGCGTGACCGACTGTCCAAGGGTAGCAACACCCGCCGAAGGCGATCCCCCTGTTCCGAAGTTCTGGAGGAACACAACGCCGATCTTAGGGCTGGCGAGTGAACTGTTGGCGTAAAATGATACCGTTACCGTCTTTCCGGCCAGGCGTCGAACATCTTCGATTGGTTGGCTGACTTGCGCGTAATCCGTCGCCCCGCCCCCGCCGGTCGTGGTCGCATTCAGAAAGAACCTCACGGCTTCGTCGCCAATTTGAACGCGGTTGGCGTCATTCGCAGCAGCCTCGGCAATCTGGAGTGTGCCGCCACTGACATCCAGTTGCCAGCGGTCGAACGTATAAATGCCGTTAGTGCTCCATGCGCCTACGCCGCGCTGGCTGATCGTGAACAAGCCGTTATGGATCAGGTTGCGCCCGACATTGTCGCTGCCAGCGCCGCCGGTGCCGGAAGCCATGCCGATGGCGGCGTTGAGGTCAGCCGCGGTGAGCGTGTCGTTAGGGTTCCAGGGATATGACATCAGAGCACCGCCTGTCCGTTGAGCACATCGACATTGAGAATGAAGGGATGTAGGCCTACGCCCGTGCCGCCGCCCATCCAGTTCGACACGTCGCTGGTTCCGCGGCTGAAGTTCGGCATTTTGAGAAGTCCGATCTGGGTATTTGCCATCATCACGACGTTGACGGCCTGGCGCATCGCGGCGGCGTGGTCCGGCCTCGATGGCAGCCCATATGCCATCTGCATGCGGACGCAGAGCGACCACACCAGAGCCTCGATGTATTCGTCCGGCAGGTTCAGGGGGTCGGTCAGGGTCGTATAGACCGGCATGGTGGCCTTGAGGACCAGGTGCATCTCATAGTGGCCACCGGGCGGCACGGGGTGGAAGTAGATGACCCCCATCGGCCAGGCGCTGTCGTAAAACACATGCGTGGGCAGCGATTGCAGATCCTTGATGGTCGTTCGCGCCCAGTCTTCCTTGGCCTGGATGATGGTGAGCGGGATATCGACAGCGTTGGGGCCTTGGAACGGCGGGAAGCGGACCCATGCGGCATGGATCTTGTCCGGCCGTGCCACGCTGAAATCGCCGCCGGGGCCGATGGTGTAGGAGTTGGCGCCGGTGGCGACCTTGGCGGTCTCGACCTCGTTCCAGACCAGCCAGCGTTTGCGATTCCATTGAGCGATGAGCATGCGGAGGAAATCGAGGCCGGTATTGGAATCCTCGGCCATGGGCGACTGACCAACGCCGTTGATGCCACTGGCGCGCAGGACGAAGTTGATCAGGTCACCGGTCGTGTCCAGCACTTCGCGTTACCCCTTTTTAGGCCGCTTCTATGCCGACAGGATGCTGAACCAGGCGCCGGCCAGTGGACACATCAGGGTGGCCGACTTGCCGTTCGCGAGCGAGATGCCGGTGCCATTCGCCACGCCATTGATGGTGTCGGTGCCGGGGCTGGCGAACACCTGCGCGTTTGCCGCGCCGGCGTTGGTGATCCACAGCAGTTGGCCGCCCATTGCCGGGGGCAGTTGCACGCTATCGGCGGCGGTGGCGCACACGGCGATCAGGGTGCAGGCGGCGCGGATTGGCGTGGCGAGGGCCTGGGTGCCGCCGGCGTGGGCGGTGATGGAGGCGGCGGACCAGCCGTTGCCGCTGGCGAGGATGGAGATATCGTGCAGACCGACGCCGGTGTTGAAGTTCGCGGTGCGGCCGGTGGGGTAGGCGACATTGGTTGCCATGGGTGGCGTCCTTTCAGAGAAACGGCGGGGCTGTTACACCCCGCCCTTCGTTGCTAATTGGCCACCAGACGACAGGCCAACTGGGGCCGCATCGCGACGCCTCCCCAGAGCACATCGATACGGATTGGGAAGGTATCGTCGCTGATGCTGTATTGCCGCACGGCCCTCATCGAGATGCCGTCCTTCACCGCCCGCGATGCCATGTCAACACCACCTGGCATGACAAGATCGGCTGTGGCGAACGTAAAAGCATCGGGATGGAAGGCGAGCGACAGCCCGGTTGCCACGCTGGCGGTGTTCATGAACGTGAGCGTGCTGGTCGTGCCGTTGGGCGAGGCGTTGACGTTCTGCTGCGGGCCGGAGGTGACGATGGGCGGGGCGATCGACATATTGCCCGCGCCGCCGCCGTATGCCGCCGTGAGCACGAATTGCTGGAGCACGCCGGTGGAGACCTTGGTTTCCGGGTGGACGCGGAACACGCCTGCGATGGTGAACACGTCGCCGATGTTTCCCGCCCCGGAGCCGGTGGTGACGGCGAGCGTGCTGCCGGTCTGTGCGGCGGGGGCGGCGAGGTAGGTGGCGCTCTCGGCGCCGCGGGTCTGGGTGGTGAGGAAGGTATTTTCCGCCCATTCAAAGCCGCCGCTGGTGCCCATTACGCCATCGGTATATTGCTTTGCAATTTGCGTCGACTGTTGAAACAATCCTTTAAGTTGGTCGACAAGGTCTACGTTATCTTGGGTGTTAATTCGTAACAACCACTGCTTGGACTGTGGCGTGAGGTTGTCCAGGAGCATCTTTCTCGCCTGCAGCACGGTCTTGAAGACCTGGGCCGATGCGGCCGTTCCGACCTGGTTCCACACGGCGGGCCAGCACATATTGATGAAGGCGCTTTCGATCGAGGCGGCGAGCTGGGCGATGGCCGGCTCGATGTAGCGGGCGGAAAATTCATCGATGCTCAACGTCAGTTCGGCGCTGCTGAACGAGAAGTCCACATGATACTGGTTGGTGATCGGCAGGCTGACGAAGGTCTCGATGGTGTTCTGGAGCGACAGCGCCGGGGTGGTGCTGACCGTGTATTGCACCGGCAGGCGGATGCGGAGAGTGGAGCCGATCTTGGCGCCACTATTAGCGAAGCTGTCGTCGTATTGCCGATTGACAGCGCCAATAAAATTACAGCGCTGATGCAAAACTGCTAACGCTTTTGCAGTAATCATATTTATGGTGAGGAGCGTATTAGTTGCGGGCATTGTTTGCCCCTTTCGTCACTAGTTGCGAGGAAAGGGCTCCGCACCACACAAGGGCGATCTCTACTTGAGTCGCCGGGGTCTTGGAGCCTCGAATACTCGCTGTGACGAAAGGGGGTAGCCGCAATCACAGACGGATTGGCACGACGCAGCGCGTTTAGGGTCGGGCGCGACGACCTTGGGCGTAGCTACAGCGTCATTACCCGGACGCGGCGGGGTGGACGTTCCGGCGTTAGTGCTTCATCCTGCGCTGGATGTCGTCGCGCATATATTTCTCGACCAATGCCTGGGCATCCGCGGCGTATTCGTTGAATGCCGGGTTAGCGCGGCCGGTGACCGGCCTCACCGGTGCCGGTGCGTTGGATACGGCTCTGGGGGCCATAGGCGCCCGCGCAGGGCTGTCCTCGACGGTGGCGGCGTATTTGCCCAGGGCGACGGCCCGCGCCCGCTCAGTGCGTAGGTTGGCGATGCGTTCCACCGCTGCGGGGTCTTCGGCCAGGGCCGCCGCGACCTTGGTGCCTTCCGGCATCTCGACCAGAAGCTGCGCGAAGCCGGGATCGGCGCCCATTTTCACCAGGTCATCGCAGCGTTGCCGCCAGTCGGGATAGGCCGATGCTCCCTGCTCATGGAACGTCTCGGTGCGGATCTTGGCCTCGACCTCGGCGCGGATGGTGTCCCGCTCGGCGGAGTATTGCTGCTGTGCCGGGGTCTGCGGCTGTTGCTGGACGTGGCGGCGGAGGAAGTCGGCCTCGGCGGCAAGGCGGTCGCGGTCACGCTGTGCGGCGGACAGCTTGGCCGTGAGTTCGGCAAAGCGTCGGTCGCCGCGTGATTTGGCTTCGGCCTGCTGCTCCGGGGTTTGCTCGGGCGGCTCGCCTTCGGGGGAAGGTGCCGGAGCGGGCGCTGGTGTCGGCTCTGTCGCGGGCGCGGGCTCGCCTTCGCCGGGGGGCGTTGGGTTGGGCTGGTCGCTCATGGGGGGCCTCTAGGTGGGGGCGTTCACCGCCCGGTGTCAGCGTGGAGCGTTGGGCTTCACGTCGTGGGTGTAGTTCCCCGGTTCATCGTCGGCCGGGTGGGGTGCCAGGCTGCCGCGGCGCATGGCGAGCGCGGCTTCCAGTTTGTCGTTGAGAGCGCGCAGATCAGAGATGTCGGTGTCAGCATCCCGCAGTTCCACGAAGAAGCTGGCGCGTTCGGCCTCCAGCTCGGCCACGCGGGCGCGCAGGCGTTCGATCTCGGCGAGGAGTTCGGAGACGTTCTCGCTCATTGGTTGCCCTGGTCCTGTCCACCGGCTGCGGCGGGTCGGCTAGCCTGGGTCGCGGGCGACCTTTCGGGCGGGATCGCGCCTGACCGCATCAGGATCGCGGAAGCATTCCGGCACGTCGGCCTCATGCCCGTGGTTCCAGTCGGCCGGATCGGGGAGATCCGCGCCCCAGTTCATTGCCAGGTAGGCGTTACGGGTCAGCGGCAGGCCTTTCCGCAGCATGCTGGCGATGGTGGGGTCGTGGTCGGCATATGGCTCGACCTGGTCGCGGGGCAGTTCCTGCTCGGGGTCGATCATCGGGTTTCAGCCTTCGGTGGGAGATGCCAGGTCGGTGCGTTGATGCCTCCGGCATGCTCTAGCGCCATGCGTCGGGCTTCATCGGCGGAATATAGCCCGTCGCGGAATCCCTGCCAAATATCAAAGTTATGGTTGAAGAACCCGGTATCGCGTTTCTGTTCCGGCGAGAACATGCCGCGCACGCCCTCCCAGGTGATCGATTGAAGCTGCCGGGGCAGCAGGCCGAGGCGCTTGGCTGCCTGCTGGTATGCCTCATGGTACAGCCCATAGGCGCCTTTGGAACCGGTCGCCGAGTCCGATGACCCCGCCAGTCCCAGCCCCATCTCGACCGGGAAGTCAGACCCGGCCAGCGGGCGCAGGTGGGCGGCAGCAATCGCGTGGGTGTCGATCGTGGTGTCGCCGTGCTGGGCGTTGGGGGAGATGATGTTGTTGTAGAAGCTGCGGACCTTGTGGTTGCCGCCGAGGCCGCGGGAGATCGACGCCAGGTCGTCACTGTTCAGCGCGGCGAGTGCCTTCTTGATCTCGCCGAATGACCCCCAGCCGACCTTGCTGTTCGATCCGTCCGTGTTGGTCGCCAGGTCGCCGAAGCCGCCTTCGGGCGTGACGATCGGGTAGTCCCTCGCATTGTGTGCCTCGTCATAGGCGCGGACGAAGAACGCCCTGGTATCGGGGTCGTTGATGTCCCCCAGCCGGGTGCCGCGGCGCATGCTGTTGAGCGACATCTGAGCGTCGGCCAGCGCCGCCTGCTTGCTCGGGGTGTCGGCCTTTTCCGCTTGTGCTGCGAGGTAGTCGGTCGCCCATTTGTTCATTTCGGGCGTCATGGTCTGGTCGGCTTTGTTCGTGACGATATCGACCAGGCGGCGTCCCAGGTCGGCGTTCTGGTACCAGTCCTTTTGCGGCGACAGGTTAGCGAGCACGCCGGCCATCTGGCGCACGCTGTAGCCGAATTTGTCGGCCATGTCGGCGGCGATCTTGTTGGCCCCGTCGTACCAGTTAGAGGCGCGGTCCACGACCGGCTGGCCAAACCGCTCGACCATCTGGTTGTGCAGCCACACCAGGTTATCGGCCATATGCGAGACTGCCCGCCCGGCGATGCTTTCGGGGTTGCGGAGCCCTTTGACCGGCAGGTCGGGGAAGTCGCCATCACGCAGCGTCATGGCGTTGTTGGGGTAGGCTTCAGCGGAATCGCGGGCGGCATCGATGCCGATCTTGAGGTCGGCGGTGCTGTGCGGGTCGATCGGCGCCTCCTGGCCGCGCTTACCCACGGCGGTCGGGATGCGGGTCGAAACGCGGTCGATCTCGCCTGGCGCGAGCGGAGGCGCTTCGGCACGGCCTGCCAGCCCTGGCGTGGGCGTGAACTCGGGTTCGGCGGCGGCGCCCTCGAGCGCGTTGCGTGGCCCTACGCGCCTGCCGCCTGCGGTAAGCACGCCGGCCTCGGGCCTGGCGAGCGGGTTGGGCACCATGAGCGCGAACAGCGCCGCGGATGCCTCGGGCGTCATCTGCCCGGTTTTCATGCCCTGCGTCAGGTCATACAGCCCCTGCGTGAACTCCCGCGCGCTGCTGGGCATGGCCCAGTGAAGCTCGCCGGTGGCCGGGTTCATGGCGTAGGGCAGGACGCTGCCGTATTCCATGTTGGGCGATGGGGCGATTTCGCGGGCGGTCGGGTCGGCGTAGCGCGGCAGGCTTTCAGTCCCGACTGGGTTCCGCAACGACCAGACCGGATCGTAGCTGCGGGTGGCGAAGCCGGAGCCGCCTGCGGTCATGTTCAGCGGGTTGTAATCCTCGCCGAGGGAGCCGGGGATTTGGAGGGCGTTTGCGCCGCTCATTGGTCGCCCTGGTCCTGTTGTCCGCCGAATGCCGTGGCGGCGCCGCCTGCCATCA